AAATTCATCTGGAGACCATTTCTCTTGAGGTAATTTTGAAACATTCTCAATGAAATATTTTTTACCCCTTTCTTGTACTGCTGGATTATTGCTTTGCGTATCACTCCACGCTGTCATTAATAATTTAAAATTATTTTCTCCGATAGAACTTGCACTAGATTTATGCTGATTAGTTCTAAATTTTCCAGGAGGTGGTCCTTTTGTATAATTAGCTGGGTCTTTTAATTCATCATTTGTTATTGTAAATTGTGTAGCTTTTGCAAATTCATCTGGAGACCATTTATCTTTAGGTATTGTTGGAACATTCTTAGACAAATATTGTTCACCGCTTTCTTTTAATGCTGGATCATTGCTTTGTGTATCACTCCACGCTGTCATTAGCAATTTAAAATTTTCTTCTGATGTAATCGCATTAGATTCAGGAGATGCACTTGGAAGTTCAGGAGCACTAGGAGCAGGATATGCATTTGTAGATTCAGGAGATGTATTTGTAGATGTATTTGGAAGTTCAGGAGCACTAGGAGCACCAAATGCACTTGTAGATTCAGGAGATGTATTTGTAGATGTACCCGGAAGTTCAGGAGCACTAGGAGCACCAAATGCACTTGTAGATTCAGGAGATGTATTTGTAGATTCAGGAGATGTATTTGTAGATTCAGGAGATGTACCCGGAAGTTCAGGAGCACTAGGAGCACCAAATGCACTTGTAGATTCAGGAGATGTATTTGGATTTTCATTAGATTCATCACTTGTTTTTGGTGTACCTGCTAGTGTAGCAGCCGCTATTTTAACTGCAGCATCTGGTGTTTGTAATGTATTTTCTGACAACATTTTTTCAATCAAATCATTAATTTCTGGAACTTCACTTGCCATTCTAAGAACAACCTTTCCTATTTGAGATTCGATTTCTTCTCGACTGGCTCCTCCTATAAAATTTTTCAAAGAGGATTTTGCTAGATTCATTTTTCTATGCTTTCTAAAGGTTCGTCTTTTCTTTGAATTTGTTTTTTTATCTTTCCTTCTTTTTCTACTTTGAATTTTTTTTTTATATAATTTAGATATTTTCCCTTTAGTTAATTTCATTCTATATAAATAAATTAATATTTTTATTTATATAGTTATATTAATGAGTGAACAAATAAATATTTCTAAAAGATTTATTGAAGGAAAATGTGATTTAAAATGTTCTTATAATTTTGTATATGCAGTTAGTAATTCTAATGCTTTAAATGACGGAACCTCCATTTTAGTAGACTATGAAAAAACAAGTACTGCTCCTGTTTTATATAATAAAAAAAAATATTTTGTACAAGGGATGTCCCTTATATATCCATCTAGTTTATTATACAATAATAGAATAGCAGAAGCAGAAATAAGGATTGCTCATATTCCAGAAAACACGGGTCCTTCTTTAGTTGTAGTGATTCCTATAAAAATTTCTAGTGAAACTTCACAAGCTTCTACTATTATAACCAGCATTATCAATCGTGTTTCAATGTCCGCTCCATCAGAAGGGCAAAAAACCAATTTAGGTAGTTTTAGTTTGCAAAAAATAGTGCCTTCTAAACCATTTTTTAATTTTAACATTGATGATAGTAAAGAAGGACTCGCTTTTACGATGTTGGATGCAATTCCTATTACTAGTGCTACATTAGATAGATTTAAACAAATCATTAGGGAAAATACATCTAAAATAGAAGGAGATCCATCTTTGTATTATAATTCTTTAGGACCCAATACCAATACTTCTGTGGGAGACGGAATTTATATTTCGTGTAATCCTACAGGTAATTCAACAGAAACTACTGAAGTCACCTATGAAAAAGACGATACCAATTTTGATATAGGCGATATTTGGGATGATCCAATCTTTTTAACAATTGTACAAGTGATTTTGTCATGTGTAATATTTATAATTATATTTTATGTATGGAATTATGGCTATATGTTCATAGATGGTAATTTTGGAACCGCAAATATAATTGTAGCAGCACCCAAGATATAAAAAAATATAAAAAAATATACATAATAAAAAAATATACATAATAAAAAAATATACATAATAAAATAAATAACCTTTATTATGTAGTAAAAATTAATTGCTACCATTCAATGAAGATGCATTATGCAAATCTTCCATGATAGGTCTATAAGGGGCTTTACTAATACAAGAACCAGAGTTTCCAATAGGTGCCATTTTTGCAACTACTTCTTGTTCTAAAGTATAAGGGAACTGATTAAATGCAGTAAATTGTGACGATTTCTTCTCTTCTGTAGGCACAAATTTTTGAAGTGCATCCAGACCTGTGCTTACAGAAGAACGTCGAATCAAGTCAAAAGCTGCAAATAAAGCCAACACTGCTAAAATAGGATGATAATTCATAAACAAATACACGACAACAATAAAAATAGTTACCTTTCCAACAAGAGTGTCTACTAAATTAGCAACTGGTTCGGGTGTTTTAAATCCCAGTACCAAATAAAGAATGATTAAAATTGCTAAAAAAAGTTCTATTCTATGTTCTTTTTTAAATAAACTTGACAAGGCTTCCATATATCATATAAACAGATTTTATTTGCAAAAAACCATTAGGAAAAGAATATAAATATGATTTACTAAATAATATAGATCATCCAAATCATGATAATGAATACATATTTAGGTCAAAAAGGGTATACCATTGTCAAAAATGAATTAACCATTGAACAGCAAAAACAAATTCGCACTGATTTGACCATTAAACCATTTACACATGGAGGAATCGGGTCAACTGAACAAAAAACTTTTCCAGCATATCGAGAATCAAACAATAAATTTTATGTGCCACACTATTATGGAGTGGAAGAATTTGGTCCACCAAAGGAATATAAGATAGCTGAAGGAACACCTATTGATTTGGAATTTGCTGGGAAATTACGTGAAAATCAGGAAATTGTGGTAAACACATATTTGGGACATGTAAATAAGGTTGGGTTTGGCGGAGGTTTACTTGAGTTGCCATGTGCATACGGCAAGACAGTACTCTCATTGAATATCATATCACAATTAAAAAAGAAAACATTCATCATTGTTCATAAAGAATTTCTAATGAATCAATGGATCGAACGTATTCAGCAATTTTTGCCAAAAGCGCGTATAGGCAAACTCCAAGGATCTATTATTGATATTGACAATAAAGATATTGTCATTGGCATGTTACAAAGTCTCTCTATGAAAGAATATCCAACTTCTATATTTGATTCATTCGGTCTAACTATTATTGATGAAGTACACCATATTTCAAGTGAAGTATTTTCCAACTCGCTCTTTAAATTGGTTACAAAATATATGCTGGGATTATCTGCCACAATGAACCGCAAAGATGGTACAACAAAAGTGTTTAAAATGTTTTTAGGAGAGGTTATATTTAAAGGCAAACGTGATGAAGAGAGAAATGTTATTGTTCATGCAATCAAGTATCAAGTAAATGATGATGAATTTAATGAAGTAAAAACAGATTTTAGAGGGAATCCTGCTTATAGCACTATGATATCAAAATTATGCGAGTATAATCGGCGAAGTGAGTTTATTTTAAGAGTTCTCTCTGATATGCTTTTAAAGGATTCCAATCAACAAATAATGATTCTTGCACACAATAAAAATTTGTTAAAATATTTACATGACGCAATTGTGCATAGAAATATAGCAACATGTGGTTATTATGTTGGCGGAATGAAGGAATCCGCATTGAAAGAAACGGAATCTAAAAAAATTGTTATTGCTACATATAGCATGGCGGCAGAAGCGCTCGATATAAAATCACTCACTACATTAATCATGGCAACTCCGAAAACAGATATTGAACAAAGTGTGGGTCGCATTCTTCGAGAGAAACATAGCAACCCAATTGTAGTGGATATTATTGATCATCATGATTTATTTCAAAACCAATGGCGTAAGAGAAAAACATTTTATAAGAAAGAAAATTATAAAATAATTTATACAGATAATCAAACATATACTCCAGATACAAGTCAATGGTCAGTAATACATGTACCAAATGGATGTAAAAAAGAGAGAAAGGTTTGTAAAAAAGCAACATCCAAAAGAAGCAATAGTTCATCTGATAGAAGTATAACAAATGATTCGGATACAGAATCAGATACAGAAACAGAAGGTGTTAAAGATAAATATGCATGTGGTAAATGTTTGCTTACATTTAAAAAGTAATACTTACATTTTTTATTTTTTTGTATTGTTAGGTTGGTGTTTGAAATGTAAAAAAGTGTAAGAAACTACATTCTAATGCCCTCTACTTCCAAAACCCTTTCCTAAAAAATGATTGTAATTGTCTATTGCTAAATTGGTGACACGAGCAATCGGTACTGGATTTGCCAACGCGGAATCTTTAGGTGACAATATTCCACCAGTAGAATACGAATTATAAAAAGGTTGATTGTTTTGGAACTGAGAATATCCGCCTCTTTGATGTCGCCTACGACTTCTTCTAGAACCCTTACGGCCTCCTGCTAAACTAGCAGAAGCGGATGCCATTTTGGAACGAAGATTTCTTCTTAAAGATTTCAATTTCATTTTCATTTTTTTCGACTTTCCCATCTTCTTATATCTTTTAGTGATATTTTTAATTTTCTTTTTGAAGGCTTTTGCACCTCCTTTAAATAAACATATTCCAGGTACTTTACCCAATGCAGCATCAACATTGTTTTTAGCGCCGGACAAACCTGGAAGCCCAGGTATTTCATTAGTGCTAAAATTGGCTGGATTGTTTGAACTAAATTTATTGACAAAATTTCCATTTACATTACTAAATGGAGCTGCTCCACCATAACCTAAATTGGAAGCTCCTGATCCTGCTGACATATATAGTATATGAATATAAAATTTTCCATATACTATTTAGATTATTTATCTATTTATATACGTTCTATTTATACGATAACCAGTATGACAAAGTATTTCTACAGGTATTGTATTAGATAAATTGGCCAAGTTATTAATAGTTTGAGGACAATCTTTACCATTTCCAAATATATACACAATATCATTTATTTTATCATTTTCTCTTGCTTCTACAATTATTTGATCCATACTAATGAGTCCTAATACTTTTCGTTTTGTTCGATTAATATACACATATAATTTTGAAGAAGCAGTTCTTGGTATTATATCAGCATAACCAATAGGTAAAACTGCTACACGCATATTTTTAGGTGTTTTATAAGTCCAATCATAACCAATACCTTCGCCCTTTTTAATATCCTTTAATTGAATAATATAAGATGTAACTGACATGGTTAGTGTTAAATTTTTATCTTCTAATCCATAAATGCCACTCCCTGGTCTTGATATTGTAAAATCTGATACATCATAGTTTAAACAAGCACCAGTATTTGCTATATGAATTAATGGAGGTTTTATACCTATTTCTGCTAATTGACTTCTTAATTCTCTAAATTTACGTAATTGCTCATTTACTATTGGACTATTTTTAATTTGACTGCAAACAAGATGAGACATTAAACCTACCAATTCAAATTTATCATTATGTGAAGCTACAACTTTACAAGCTTGCATTGCATTTTCGTAAGGAATACCTGCACGATTAATACCAGTATCTACAAACATGGTCACCTTTATTATTTTCCCTTTTGGAATCATTGTAATCATTTTTGGAATTTGTTTTTCATCAAAAATAGCAATGTCTAAATCTAGTTGCAAACCATGTTTGAATTCTGGATGATCAATATCATATAACCATGATAAAATGCGACCCTTATCGCCACTTTTACGCAACAAAATGGCTTCTCCTAAAGTAGCAACACCAATATATTTGATACTTAATTTGCGTAAAATTTTGGCCATTTCTATTAATCCATGGCCATATGCATCTGCTTTTAATACAGGCATCAAATCAGTACCTGTTTTTTTCTTTAAATATGAAATATTATGTCTTATTGCATTAACATCAATAATAGCTTTTATATCTTTATCCTGTGATGGTATATTATTTATTTTACATTTTTTTGTTTTTTTATGTGCATTCTTAATAGCGCTTCTTGTTTTTTTCATATATTTTATAAATATTATTTAATTCATTTATAGAAATAGGCAATGCATTTTCACAAGCAACTTTCATTGGTACCCATCTTTTAAACTTGTAATTGTATTTGCAAACCATTTTAATACTACAATCCAGTTTGACAAATTTATCAGGATGTTCATTTTCAAATTCTTCTTCATCATCGCTTTCTTCTAGTGCATCTAAATT